AGTAGAGGGGTCCCGCAAACTCCTTACGGTTTTCGTCGAACGCGGAGCCCCTACTGCAGCCGGTGATGGAGTCGATCACCACGAGAGCGGGCTTGTGCTTGTCGACGAGCTTGACGAAGCGCAGGTACCAGTTCAAGTCCCAGCCCATTAGCACACGAATGGGATCGTTGTGCCCGAGTTCAAGGTCTTGCATCTGCTGTTTGATCTGCACCTCGGACTGATCACCGTTGAGGATCAGGACCTTGCCTTGCTGCACTGGAACCTCAGCGCCGCGAATTGAGAAGGGCAACCCGCGTGCGATGTGCTTGGCCAAAGTCCAGGCAGTCATGGATTTGCCATCACCACCAGCACCGTGAATCATGACGACACCGGGTTTAGGCAGCAGATCAGGAATCAAGTACTCCAACTGGACCTCCTTATCGAGCAGAGCACCGATGTCCATGTCGTCGTCGCGTTGCTCGTACTGGATCTGACTGATGAGCAGCCTTTCCAGTGCACCGGAATCGCGGTAACCGGCTTCAAGGGCGAGAGCATTCATGCGGTGCGCCATTTCAGCCGGGTTATCCAGCTCTTGAATTTCCTTGGCGCGTTTGATGACCTCGGCGTAGCTGAGAATTACTTGCCGAGTGCGAGAAATGTTATTTGTCTCAACAGTTTCAACAATCTTGCGCAGGTCTTCCGAAAGCCAAGCACGACCAGGCATCTGCTGGTCCGCCATCCAGAAGAGCGTCCCAAGGCTGACCGGCCCTTTGCGAAAGGACTTCCAGACCTCCTCACAGGGATTGCCGTCTGCCCACTCCTGTGAAAACTCCGGGTCTTCTGCGGACCAAGTGGACCAAAGGGTTAGTCCTGCATCAGTGGGCAATTCCGAGTGGATCGCCATACCGACCTTGACCCAGTGGTCCCTACTACCAGCCCCCTGTCCGGGAATAACACGCAGAGCCGACTGAACGATCTCAGCAACCTCAGCTGGATCCCGATCCGAGAAATCCAGAGCACTGCGGTTCTTGATGAAGCCACCGTCCTGGATCTCCCTACCGGCGTGATCCCGCATCTCGGCCAGCAACCATTCAGGGGCGTCAGGAATCGCCTCCAGGTCGCCTTCAAAGCCGTAGTAGCCCTCTGGAGCCTTCCCATCACTGGAGCCGGGATAAGCCCCGTAGATGAGCCCCTGACGGCCCCAGAGCACCTCGTAGCCAGCTCCGGTATCTGATAGCCCGAAACCCCTTACAGAGCCCCACAGAGCCTCAGGGACGCGAAAGAGGTATTTAGCGGCATTGGCCTTAGTCGAAGTGACGACTGGAGCACCCTCAAGCGAGTCTCCCCATTTTTTCTTGAGACGGCTGAGATTGCGATCCACGTCAAGAATCACAAGCCCCATGCTGCGACCGCCGGTGAACACCCCAACCGCCTGGAACACATCAGGCCTGCGCTCGATCTGAAGGGCCACATCAGAGGGCGTCATCACCTGGTGGTGGCTGCGCTCTAACGGCGTCTTGCCCTTAGAGATCTTTCCGGACTGGATCGCATACTTCTTGGCGTAGATGGGTGCATACGCCATACCCACAGGCAACTGCCGAACAAAGCTCAGCAGCTCTTGTGTCTTGTTATGTGGCACGTTAGACTCCTTTTGGGATTGTGGTTTCGCCCCAGAACCCTTGCAGCTGGGGCGTTTTCCCATGGTACGCATCCGGTCAAGATGGTGTTAATGTGTAACCCGTTGCCCTAGGGCGACCACACCAAACACACCTCCAGCAATGGGATTCCTTTCCAAGCAAGCATCAGCAAATGTCAATAGCAGCGGCACGGGCGGCGGCTATCTCAACCCATCAAAACTGACAGACGGCGGCAGCGTCCGCTTTGCACTTCTCACTGATCAGCCCCTTGAGTTCTACGAGTCCTGGGGCACCTCACCTGAAGGCCAGTCGAAGCCCTTCCGCTTTGACTACGAGCCCACCTACACGGACATCAGGGCAGAGATGGGCGACTTCGAACCCCGCGAAGGCCGTGGCGGCCCCGGCAGCGCGGACGTGAAGTTCGCAATAGCAGTCCCGGTCTACAACTACGACTCGGGCAGCGTGCAGGTCTTCTCTGCAACGCAAAAGTCAATCTTGAAAGAGCTTGACTCCATATCTCAGATGGAGGATTTCGAGAACATGCTCGAAATCGACTTCCAGCTGAGCAAGAAGGGCTCGGGCCTGCTGACTGAGTACACGTTGCGCCCCGTACCCCGCAAGAAAGGCGCCCAAGAGCACATCGACGCGGCTTGGCTGGAGGTCAAATCCGAAGGCTTCGACATCAACCGCCTCCTCACCGGCGGCAACCCTTTCAAGGCCGCCTGACCATGAAGGTGCTCGTCGCCTGTGAGTACAGTGGACGAGTGCGTGATGCTTTCGCAGCTCAAGGTCATTACGCCCTGAGCTGCGATTTACTGCCTACAGAGTCACCAGGGCATCACTATCAAGGCGATGTAAACGCCTTATTGCACTCGGACCACAACTGGGACATGCTTATCGCGTTCCCGCCCTGCACATACCTAGCTGCGTCCGGGATGCATTGGACCACAAGGGGTATCCGCGATCCACAGCTAACCGAAGACGCCTTAAATTTCGTCAAAATGTTACTCAATGCACCTGTAAAATACATTGCACTGGAGAATCCTGTCGGCTGCATTTCCAGCCGCATACGTAAGCCAGATCAATACATCCACCCTTGGCAATTCGGCCACCAAGAATCAAAGAAGACTTGCCTCTGGCTCAAGAATTTACCTAAACTCCAACCCACTACTGTTGTACAAAAACCTGAATCGGGTGTGTGGCTGAATCAAACACCTTCCGGCCAGAACAAGCTGGGGCCATCAGCCACCCGCGCCAAGCAACGCAGCCTCACTTACACCGGCATTGCCCAAGCGATGGCTGATCAGTGGGGCAACCCTTTCAATCCTCATTAAGTTACCCGGCCCCGTCACCGCACGGGGCTTTTTACTGGTATTATGAATCTGGGAAAGTGTATTCAAGTGCCTTCAAACACACAAGACGCCTTAGCAGCACTAAGAAAATGGCGACTGGAGCAAGACAACTCTGGTCCATTCCGCGTCTACCGAGACTCAAAAGGCACTGTTTACCACTCAGTCACCCACATCCTCAAGGAAACTAGCGACACCACAGGACTGGAACGCTGGGCAGCCCGCCTCGGCGAAGCCGAAGCCACCCAACAAAGGGACATAGCAGCAAAACGCGGCAGCCTGGCCCATTCACAAGCGGAGTATCTCCTCAAAACCGCCCAACAACTGGCACGTAACACCGCAAACAAGCGCAACGCCATTCACTGGGACAACCAAGGTTTAGCCCGCATCCCACCACCCATCACAAAGTGGGCACTCAACAAAGTCCGCCCCAACGTCCCCCGAGTTGGCTGGAGCGCTTCAGGTTACGCCCGCAGCCTCTCCGACTGGATAACCGAGAACGTCACCGAGATATTCGCCTCGGAATTTTCCATTCATCACCCCGCCGGCTTCGCTGGAACATGTGACGCCTTAATCGGCCTCAAAAACAATACGCTTGTACTAGCCGACTGGAAGACAAGCGTAAACCGCAAAACGACCATTCATAACGGCCTGGAACGCCTTCCAGCCAAAAATTCGTACCTCGCACAATGTGGAGCTTATTCATTAGGCCTAAAGTACCTTACAGGCCTCTCTCCGACTGGAGCAGCAGTGGTACTAGCCCGCCGCTGTGGCCGCCCCAACGTCCACTACATGAACGAGGACGAGCTGGTACAAGCCGAAGACAACTTCCTGGAACGCGTCCGCATCTACTTCGAAAATCGCCATTCATAATGTGTAAATCTGCCATTCATAATCATGCTTGGAGCATTACTAATCTGCGCCGGCATTCTTGTTGCCCTCTACGGTTTATCACTGGTACTGCCTGACAAGGAACCCGACGGCACCACAAGACCCGGCCTAAAGCGCAAGCGCTAGCCCTGTCCCTGGCACACCTGCTGAGTCTCACTGGTACACATGTTGAGTCTCACTGGCACACATGTTGAGTCTTATAGTCAGTCTCGTGAGTCTCACTCACAGGTACAAAAAGGCGACCGATAGCTTGGAGCTACCGGCCAGCCTGGGTCACCACCTAGGTAAAAGTACCTAGCCTTCTGTGGTTGGTGCTGTTGCTTCGATCACATAGACAGGCCTACCCAGCAGGTCGGGCAGGTCTAAGCGCTGGAGTGTTACCAGGCCCCGCCTCTCCAGGCCTTTTGCTGACTGAAAGGATTTGCAGTCTGTCGGCAGAATCCGGCGGCCACTTTTGCGCACAGCTAACAGCAGGTTGCGCTGTCGCGTTCTCAATCCTGTTTGCATTGGAGAAGTAGAAATTAGTTTTTCGGTGGTGGAGCGAACTTATATCGCCACCAGTCCGGCATGTGCTGGTGCTCCTGCAGCCACTCTGTGCGTGTCTGCGTTTTGATCGGCAGCAGGCAACGCAGGCGCAGCTTGCTTATGTGATCGTTGGCCTCTAGCTCGCTTGAACTGCTCATTTCTGAACTGGTGCGTTGTTTGCGGTTTTGCTGGTGCGCTTTCTGCGTGATGGCTGGCGCTTGCCCTTGTTGGTGCGCGGCGCCTTTTGTTTTTCCACAGGCTCAACTTGTGGATTCTGTGGAAAACCTCCAGCGGCCAGAACCTGCTCAGCGGTGAGCGTTTGAGCGCTGACCTTGGCACGATCTAGCACTTCTTGAAATGCTGCTGCTTGGCGCAGCTGCTGTTGCCGCTTGTGCAGTTCCGGCAGAGTTTCTAGGTGCCATCGGCTCGAGCCTATCTTGCTGGCGTCCGCGCGTTTTTCGCTGAGCCACGCAAGCGTGTCATCACTGCAGGGATGGTTCTGCGCAAGCCAGAGCTTATCGGCCCACTCAATAGCCAAGCGGCGCTTAGCCTCCCGCTCTTCCTCTCTGGAGCGCTTGAGCTCTCGCTGTGTTGCCCATTCTCCGCCGCTCACGAGAGAACCTCCCGCATCCAAGCCTCACACTGCTGCTGGCACGCTTGCACCGCTTCCGGCGCCAGTTCCTGCCTTTCGTAGGTTCCGCCAGTCAGGCAGAGACCTTCACCGGCCGGGATGCTTTGGAACGTTGAAAGGTAGTAACAAGAGCACTCGATCCCGCCCGGATACCGGAAGACGACAATCGGTTCCGGGTGCCCGGCTGGGATGCGTGGGATTGCTTCCAGATGCACCGAGAGGGTTTGCCCCTGGCGCGTAGTGGTTTGCATTGTTCCCTAAGGGTGGGGTGAACCCTTACACAATACAGCCAAGGTCAACCCCGCTAGCCGATTTGTTAAGTGATACAACACAGCGGCATAAGCGGCTGGCGCGTCCGGCAGAATGGCGGAGCACACCTAGGGAAACGATCCCACCATGGCAACCACACATAAAGCCAGCCCCGCACTACTGGAGCGTATCGACCGGCTTGCCGGATGCTCAGGCCACTGGATCCTGATCCGAGATGGCGAACCCGAGACTGATTGCAGCCACCAGTGGCACCAAAGCCCAGATGACCACCTAGCAACCTGCCTGGCTGAGCACTGGCGCGGCGTGTCTCTCGGTTTTGTGCCCACTTATTGCGGCTACAGCGACTACGCGAACACAGGACTGGTGGGGCTCTCTAATTTCCGGGTTTTGACCGATCCTGCCAGCACACCGGACCCGCATGACGGCATCCTGACCGTGGGCTATGGCTGGAATGGTGCCGGCGTTGTGCTGGATCTGTTGCGGGTTCCGGCTGATGTGCTGGAGGCGGTTGAGGCTTTGGAAGCGTACCCGCTGATCAGTGAAGACGATCACTCCCAGCTGGAGTGCGACGGCATCAATGCAGACTGGAGCAATGAGAGCATCTCCGATCGGGTGCGCACCCTGCAGCAGTTAGGGCTTTGCATCTTTGCCGCGCGTGATGACTCCGCTCCTTGGCGTGATGGTTTTGACCGGCTTCGGGATTCGATCGTGGAGAACCTCAACGCTTATCCGACTGCGCTGGCTTGACGGCTTGCCGTTTTCCTTTCTACACTCACACACGAGACCCAACCCTAAGGCTCAAACCATGACCATTACCCGCAAGCAGTATCTGGCGCACTCCGCCGACCTTTTCCAGGCTTACTTCCTACAGTTTGCCGGCAACGGATACCGTTCAGCCTTAGCCGGCATGTTCGGGCCTGAAGAACTTCTAGCCAGCACGGATCCCCACTTCAACGACATAGCCCTGGCGCGTTGGGATGACGCGGCCCGCAAGCTGTACAGCCGGATTGATCACGACCGTGTGATGGCAGCCGGTGAGATCTACAGCCTCAGTACTGGCGTCTGCACCGCTAAGGCTATGGCGCGTGAGCTCGTTAGCTGGCACCGCTAAGCCTGGCACTCCCACCGATCAACCGCCCGGCCTAGTTGCCGGGCTTTTTTTGCGACTGGATACATTACACTAAGGGCAAGCAGTAGACAACACTAACCGTGGCGGAATCGGAAGGGCAAGAAGTAAAAAAGCCTACGACCGTGGCGAACGACGAGACCAAACGTTGGCGCGGCGGCCGCAGCACACAGGCCCGCATGGACGAGCGGGTGAACTACGCGTACAGCTTGCTTTTGGAGGGAAACACTAGGCGAGCCAATGCTGAGCTGATCGCCTCTCGCTTCAATATCTCTATTCGTACAGCTCACGACGACATCGCAAAAGCAATGAAGCTTTTACGAGAGGAAAGATTAGAGGATCGTTCGGAGATGTTGAACATTATCACCGCATCACGGTTAGCTGTACTCAAAAAAGCGATTCGCAAGGGAAACTATCAAGTAGCGTGCCACTTGTTAGATAGCCTTGGGCGAGCCGCCGGCGAGCTGGAAGCCGTCACCGAGGCTGCAGCAGTCCCCTTGCTACGCGTGGAAATTGACAACAAACGCAACGACTAGCCACTCGCGGTTTGCCGCGTGATCCTGTATACTGTGTGAGTCAACAACGCAGACCAAGCCATGATCCGTCCAATCCGTTTGATCCTTGCTGGCGCCTTGCCAGTGTTGCCGCTGCTTTTGTTCTTGCTCTAGCCGCGCGTTTGAACCCGGCGGGTTTGAGAACGATTCTCATTCCCGCTTGGGGGTAACGTCCGGCGATAGTTCAGGCGTATCAGCGGCCAGGGAACCTACTGACAAATCCTCAATTTCTTCTACCCTTACACACAGGGGGCAGGGGTTCTTTTTCTGTAATACCCTAGAAAGTACCCACATACATATAAATGCCCGAAGCGGCTGGAACACTCAACCTCAGATACGCCCAAGGGGAAGTATTTAGTAGCCGAAAACGCTTCCGCGTGCTGGTTGCAGGCCGCCGATTCGGCAAAAGCTACCTTTCATGCATCGAATTGCTGCGTGGAGCGATCGAACGTCCGGGCGAAACCTTCTTTTATGCGGCGCCGACCTACCGCATGGCGAAGGACATCGCCTGGAAAGTGATGAAAAAGCTAGTCCCCAAGGCCTGGATCAAGTCAAAAAACGAAACGGACCTAAAAATCGAGCTAGTAAACGGCAGCACGATCGAATTAAAGGGCACGGAAAACGCAATGGCACTACGGGGCCGCAGTTTGGCCGGCGTGGTACTGGACGAAGCGGCCTTCATGTCCCCGGAGGTCTGGTTCGAGGTAATCCGCCCGGCTTTAGCGGACAAACAGGGCTGGGCACTATTCATTTCAACGCCAGACGGCACCGCCAGCTGGTTCTACGACCTCTGGTGTTACGCAGACGAAGGCGACGAGAACTGGAAACGCTGGCAATTCACCACTATCGAAGGCGACAACGTACCAGCCGACGAAATCGAAGCCGCCCGAGGCCAACTCGACCCTCGAACATTCCGCCAAGAATTCGAAGCAAGCTTCGAGAACCTATCCGGCCTGGTCGCGGTCTCCTTTGGAGACGACAACATCAACAAGGAGGTCCAAGATCTACCGGTTCTACCACTGCTAATCGGCGTGGACTTCAACGTAGACCCGATGTCCGCCGTCTGCGCAGTCAAAAAAGGCGACGTGCTCTGGGTCTTCGACGAAATTATCATGCGAGGCGGCGCCACCACCTGGGATCTCTGCGAAGAAATCCAAACCCGCTACGGCGTGGAGCGCCGAACTATTGCCTGCCCGGACCCCACCGGCGGCGCCCGCAAAACCTCCGGCGTTGGAGCAACCGACCACAACATCCTCCGCAAATCCGGCTTCACCGTCTCCAGCCCGCGCCACCCCTGGAAGATCCGCGACAAGATAACCTGCGTCAACACCGCCCTACTCGATGCCACTGGAACACGGCGCCTCTTCATCCACCCGCGCTGCAAGGAACTAATCAAATCCCTCCGCACCCTGACTTATGCCCCCAACACCGGCCTCCCCAACAAAAACCTGGGCGTGGATCACGCTTTTGACGCTCTCGGCTACCTGTGCCTACAAACTTTCAACCTGGCCAAGCCAGAAACTCTGGGGAAGACCAACTATCGTGTGTGGTAAGCACCTTCTCTTGGCGCATCATGGGCATGAAAAAGGGGACGACAAAATCGGGTAAGAAGGTGAAAAAGGGGTACAAGTAATGCCCAAGAAAGGCCTTTACGCAAACATCAACGCCAAACGCAAGCGTATCGCTGCGGGCAGCGGCGAAAAAATGCGCAAGCCTGGATCTAAAGGCGCCCCGACCGCCAAAGACTTCAAAGAATCGGCCAAAACAGCGAAAAAGAAGAAAAAACAGTGATCCAGACAGTTAGCGGCGGCTGCGTTCACATCGAGATGGACGCAGAGGACGGCCTAACCCACGCAACCTTCGTCTTTCGGACACCGCAAAACCCCCAAATTCTGGGCGACTTCATAGAAAAGATCAGCCAAGGAATCGAAGTCTTGGTACCGATCGAAGATCCCGACGACGAGGAGGACGACTCAGATTAAAAGGAAGCTAGACTAAACAAAAGCAGTTGCCGGCCTCCACATACCATGCCTGTAACAACCCACACCGTAAGTGGCATGGTGCTTAACCCAGACGGCACCTACTCCCACTCAGTCCTCCAAAACCTAGAGATTCCGCGTCACGACTACGTGGAGCTGAGTTATACGGGCAGCAACCTAACCGGCGTCATCTACAAATACGGCGGCACTTGGGACGGCAACACCGACACGTACACCGGCGGCGACACGGTAGCCACACTGGAGCTGACCTACGACGGCTCCAATAACCTCCTCAAAGTAGCGAAGGTGTAACCCATGGCCTATAAGTTCAACCCCTTCACTGGAACATTCGACGAAGTAAGCGCCGGCGGCGGAAGCACCAATCCTGGCGGCTCCGACACGCAGGTGCAGTTCAACGATGGCGACAGTTTCGGCGCCGACAGCGGCCTTACCTTCAATAAGACAACCAATGCTTTAACAGTTGGCGCAAGCACTGTTGATGGTGGCTCTGCAAAGATTTATGGCGACATCGACCTAGACGACGGCGGCAGCTTCAGCACCACAGTTCAAGCAGTAACACCCACTGCTAACCGCACAATCAGCTTCCCCGATGCCACTGGCACTGTTGCACTTGTAAGCGGTGCTAACGGCACAATCCAGTACAACGACGCTGGAACGCTAAAGGGTAACAGTGATTTTACTGTTGACCCGGATTGGGATAACCCGACAACCACGTTTACTGCACTAAAGGTAAACGTACCTGATGTCCTTCAAGGTGCTGCCGATAGTAGCCTGCTGGATTTGCAGGCGGGTGGGACCAGCAAGTTTATGGTTGACAAGAACGGACAAGCAACTTTTCTTACAGCAATTTTCTCCGGTGGTGGCGTTGAAAAAGCAAATAATTTCTTTTTTGGTGCTGGCAACGATGTGCGGTTATACAGAGACGCCGCTCAATCACTAGCCCAACGCAACGGCACCAACGCCCAAACCTTCCGCCTTTACAACACCCTTACTGGTAGTAATGTAACCGCAACTGGTAATTACGAACGTGGCTTCCTCCAGTGGAATAGCAACGTCTTTGAGATTGGAACAGAAGCTGGATCTGGTGGCGGATCTGAGCAACCTGT